AGCCACCTTGGGACGCCCACCCTGATTGTGGAGAGTGGCGGCCGCACGCCCGAGGGTGCTGCCAAGCTGCATGTCTGGTGGAAACTGACCGAACCCGCCTATGGCGAGGATCTGGCCACCCTGTGCCGCCTGCGCGGAGACATCGCCGTCAAGGTCGGCGGCGACACCCACTTCCGCTCGGCGCACCAGCCGATCCGTGTGGCAGGAACGGTCTATCACAAGCACGGTCACCAGCGGCTGGTGCAGATCCGCGACCACCATCAGATCGAGGTCGATCTGGCGGATTTCGCGGAAAGGGTGGCCGACATGCCACCGCTGCCGGGCGTGGGCATGGCCAGTCCCCCGCTGTCCATAGCCAAGCCGGGCGTCGATGCAGTCCTGACCACCCCGGTGCGCGAGGGCGCGGTGGATGACTGGTCAAGGTTTCAAGGGGCAAGCGCCGCCATCGGACACTACATCCGGCTGGTGCATGATGGGCGGCTTGACCCCACCGAGGGCTGGGAAGCGATCTGCGGCTACAACGCTGCCATGCTGCGCCCCGGATGGCCGCTTGATCGGCTGCAGGCCGAAGCCGAACGCCTTTGGGCACTGCATGTAAAGCGCAACGGCCCGCCGCTTATTCGCGTTGCCCGCCCCAACGCCCCCGTAGGCCCGCTGCCGACGTTCAGCCTTGGCGCGCTGCTCGATGATCGCAGCCCGATGCCCGACGACATCATCGCGCCGCGCGTCCTGACGCCAGGCGGGCTGTTGGTGCTCGGCGGCGCGCCCAAGGTCGGTAAAAGTGACTTCCTGATCTCGTGGCTTGTCCACATGGCGGCGGGGGTGCCGTTTCTCGGCTTCACGCCGCCCCGGCCGCTACGGGTGTTCTATCTGCAGGCGGAGATCCAGTATCACTACCTGCGCGAACGGATGCAGCAGATCAGCCTGTCGCCCGGGGTGATCGCGGCCGCACGCGACACCTTCATCGCCACCCCAAAACTGAAGCTGCTGCTGGATGCCGACGGTGTTACCCGCATCGTCGAGGCCATCCGGGCCGCATTCCCCGATGCACCGCCCGACGTCATCGTCATCGATCCGATCCGCAACCTCTTCGACGGCGGCCCCGAAGGCGGCGGTGAAAACGACAACACTGCGATGATGTTCTTCCTTAAGGACCGGGTCGAGGTGCTGCGCGAAGCGGTCAATCCGGACGCCGGTGTCATCCTCGCCCACCACACCCGCAAGGCGGCCAAGCATCAAGTCAAGGACGATCCCTTCCTCGCCCTGTCCGGCGCCAGTGCGCTGCGTGGCTTCTATACCTCGGGTTTGCTGATGCATCGGCCCGATGAGGATAGCACCCAGCGTCGCCTGGAAATCGAGTTGCGCAACGGCCCCGCACTGGCGGGCAAGCTGATCGACAAGGTGGCAGGTCGCTGGGTCGAGTTGAACCCGTTGAACGAGCGGCTGGTGCGCAAGGAAGTCGGGGCCAAGTTCGACGCCGAACGGCTGCGCAAGCATGATGTCATCCTCGGCATGTTGCTCGATGAGGCGGCGGGTGAGCGGCTCTACACCGCCATGCAGTTTGCCGAGACCTTCGAGAACCGGGGTGGTCTGGGCAGCAAGCACACCATCCGCGAACGCCTCTCTGTGCTCGCCACCAAGGGCTTCGTGAAGTTCCTGCGTGACCCTTCGGGCTTTGGCTTTCCCGTCACCCGGTCGCGGTTTGGCTATCTCTGCGTGGAGGGCATGCAGTTCGGGTTGCCCGTCGAAGAGGTCGATCCGACCACGGGCGAGGTCACCACCGATGCCCGTCCGGTCCTGCCCAGCCACTTCAAATGCCCCCAGTCCGGCCTCAGCCTGCAGGTCGAAAATCCGGCTGTCTGGGTCTACCAGGACGGCCTCGAAGACGACCTAACTCATATGAGTGAGGCCTGACTCATATGACAGCGCCAACTTTGCGCTCAATGAAATCAACGGGTTACGCGCAAATAAGAGTTAGGTCCCTAACTCATGCCCGAAGACTTCATGAAGTCTTATTCCTAAACAAAATCAACGTGTTGACTCAGCTCGAACAGTTAGGTGCTGAACCCCCATACTACGTATGGGATGGCCCCACCCAAGGGTGGGCCACTCATCCCATGCGTAAGGGCTTGGCGCGTGGGCCGCCCTGATGCGTTCCCCATCCCCCGATCCGACGACGGCGGCCCGTACCGCCAAGCACATGACCGCCGTCGTCTTCCACCAGGACCAGCCCCCCAAGATAGGAGAGCCATCATGGCTGCGACGACTCTGATCCCCAAATCCGACTGCGCAAGGTTTGAATTGCAGCCCGTCACCAGTTCAAGCCACCGCTGCATCCTCGCCCTCGATCTGGGCACCACAACCGGCTGGGCCCTGCGCGGCCACGACGGTCTGATCACCAGCGGTACAGCGAGCTTCCGCCCCGGCCGCTTCGACGGCGGCGGCATGCGCTATCTGCGCTTCACCAACTGGCTGGGAGAACTGGACCGGCTGTCCGGTCCCATCGCCGCCATCTGGTTCGAGGAGGTCCGTCGCCATGTCGCGACCGACGCCGCCCATGTCTATGGCGGCCTCATGGCCACGCTGACCGCATGGGCTGAATTGCGGGGCGTGCCTTACGAGGGGGTGCCGGTCGGCACGATCAAGCGCCACGCCACAGGCAAGGGCAATGCCGACAAGGATGCGATGATCGCCGCCGCCCGGGCGCGGGGCTTCAGTCCCGCTGACGACAACGAAGCCGATGCCATCGCGCTTCTGCTCTGGGCCATCGCAACGAACGGGGGTGTCGCATGAGGTGGCATCCCCACGGCTATGGCGGCCAGCGTCGCGACCCCGATCAGGTCAAGCGCGAGGGCTGGCACGAACAGGGCGTGCTGGCGGTGTCTGCCGACGATCAGCGGCTGACTTGGCCAGAACGCGAACTGGTCCGCCAACTTGGCGAGAAGCTTTACGGGCGACGCCCGATGGGCAAGGAGGTTCGGCATGGCTGACCGCATCTGGACGGCCGAGTGCGTGGCCGATCATTTCGAGGAGGCGTTCCGCACCCTGCGCAAGCTGCCACCCGTCAAGGCGCAAGGGTTCTTCAACGCCTGGCCGCAGATCGTCCGCACCAGTCGCGAGATCGCCGCGATGGAGCCCGAGCCCATGCGGGTCTGGCCATCGGCCGCAGCCATCACCCGGCTGGAGCAGACCTCGGACTGGGTGCTCTGGATCGAGGAGGCCGAGCGCAAGCTCGTCTGGTCGCGCGCCGCCCGTGTGCCGTGGAAGCAGATCAGCGGTGAGATGGGCTGCGACCGCACCACCGCATGGCGGCGCTGGCAGCTGGCGCTGACCAAGATCGCGGCGCGACTGAATGCCAAGTGACTCCAATGTGTTGCAACACTTTTCCCTTCGACATCTGCAACATGTTCGTGCTATTCCGAAGGCAAGATGGGGAGAGTGCGCCGAAGGGTTCGCTCTCCCCTTTGCTTTTGGGCGGATGCGGCTGGATTTCGGGTTGGCTTCCGGGGTCCAGAGAGGGTCCAACCGGGGTCCATCCCGCTGATCCACTGATTTCTGGTTCCTTCCTGGCCATATTCGTATGCTGGCGGGCGAAGCGCGGCACATCGCTAGCGACAGGGCCGGATTTTTGGGAAGCCACCCGGAAGCCAGCACCGCCTGAATTCGCCTGAAACACTGCAAATTCAAACCCTTGAAGCTGGACACCCCCGGTGGCCACTGGACCCTGCGTGGAGTCCAGTCTGGACCCCAGAGTCCGGAAGCCAGGGGTATCCCCCTTGATCCGAGGAATGACCCGCTGATGACGCTGAGCTTCGCCCCCGAGCGGATCGAGATGTGGCCGCTGGCCAAGCTCCAGCCCTACGCCCGCAATGCCAAGGCGCATGGGGCGGACCAGGTCGCGAAGATCGCCGCCAGCATGGCTGAGTTCGGCTGGACCGTGCCCTGCCTCGTCGGAGAGGACGGCGAGTTGATCGCGGGCCATGGCCGGGTCCTGGCCGCCACGAAGTTGGGTCTGACCGAAGCGCCGGTGATCGTGCTGGGCCATCTGACCGAGGCGCAGCGCCGGGCCTACCGGATCGCGGACAATAAGCTGACCGAGCTCGGCACTTGGGACGAGGCGCTGCTGTCGGCGGAACTGAACGACCTGCTGGCCGAGGATTTCGACCTGTCGTTGGTCGGGTTTTCCGATGGCGAACTGGACAAGCTGCTGGCCTACGTCGCGGAAGACGACGGTGAAGAAGGTGGCGCCGGGGGCTCCGTGCCGCCGGTGACCATCCCCGAACCGCCACGCAACCCGGCGTCGCGCACCGGCGATCTTTGGATCCTCGGCGATCACCGGCTCCTTTGCGGCGACAGCACCAGTGCTGCTGATGTGCGCCGCCTGATGAACGGCGAGCGGGCGATCCTGTTTGCGACCGACCCGCCGTATCTTGTGGACTATGACGGCTCGAACCATCCGACCCGCAACAAGGACTGGTCGGCGTCCTACGGCACGACCTGGGATGACAGTTCACAGGGGGCCGAGCTTTACGACGGCTTCATCGCGGCTGCCGTTTCGGAAGCCATCGCTGAAAATGCCGCTTGGTATTGCTGGCACGCGTCACGCCGCCAGGCGATGCTGGAGGCTTGCTGGGAAAAGGCCGGGGCCTTCGTGCATCAGCAGATCATATGGGTGAAGGACCGCGGGGTTCTGACCCGGTCGCATTACCTGTGGAAGCACGAACCCTGTTTCATGGGCTGGCGTCGTCCGAACCGCCCGCCCAAAGTGGCCGAGGAAACCCTGCCATCGACATGGGCGCTGCCCAGCTTCGCCAAGGACGAACGGCCCGACCATCCCACGCCGAAGCCGCTCGATGCCTTCGGGATCCCGATGCGCCAGCATGTGGCGCGGGGCGGGCTTTGCTACGAGCCGTTCTGCGGTTCGGGTTCGCAGATCATGGCGGGCGAGGCCAACGGCCGCCGCGTGTTCGCGATGGAAATCAGCCCGGCCTACATCGATGTCGCCGTCGAACGCTGGCAGGCCGACACGGGACGCGACGCAATCCTCGACGGCGACGGTCGGACCTTCGCGCAGGCGAAAACCGAGCGGCTGGGGTATGCTCCGTCCGCGCCTGAAACCGATCCTGAAGTCGCCGCGTGACATGCATGACCTGGCTTTACATCCCTCCGGACGCGCTTCCGGGACCGGAGATGCATCCCTCTTCGGCCTTTCCCTCTGCTCCGGCGCGGGCGGTCTCGACCTCGGACTCACCATCGCCCTTCCTGGATATCGTGCTGTGGGCCATGTCGAACGAGAAACCTTCGCCGCAGCCACTCTCGTGGCGCGGATGGAAGACGCGTCCCTGGATCAGGCTGTTGTCTGGGACGACGTTGGAACCTTCGACGGCCGCCCGTGGCGCGGCGCGGTGGATATCATCACTGCGGGCTATCCGTGCCAGCCATTCTCCGTCGCAGGCCGACGGCTCGGCAGCGAGGATCCACGCCATCTCTGGCCGCATGTCGCCCGCATCATCGCCGAGGTTGAACCGCCTTTCGTCTTCCTTGAAAATGTCGCCCATCATCTCCGCCTCGGCTTCCCCGAAGTCGCCAGCGGACTGGTCGGCATGGGCTACCGCCTTGCGGCAGGCCTCTTCACGGCGGCGGAAGTGGGTGCGCCCCACAAGCGCGAACGGCTGTTCATCCTTGCCATTCGTGAAGGGGACGACCTGGCCGACCCCGCGCGCCTGCTCTGGCACCCGGTCGAGTGGCGGGAACCGGACGGAACTCCTGCGGCTGTGGCCGACGCCTCGGGCCAGCGCCAACGAGAACCGGCAAACGAAGCCGACGCCGTCGCAGGAAGCGGGCCAGCATGGCATGAACCTTGCGACGACGGCAGCCTTATGGCCGACGCCGCAGACCGACAGTTTCCGCAGCCGGGGTGGCGAACGGAAGGACGAGAAGGGTCTGGACCGAATGGCGCGCGACTGGCCGACGCCGATGGCAAACGACGGGTGCAAGCCGAGCGCGGGCAACCGGCGGACTGCGGACCTGACTCATGCGGCCGGAATGTGGATGACGCCGACAGCGCGGGACCACAAGGATGGAGCGACCACATTGGCGAACACGCCGGTGAACGGTCTGCTTGGCCGCCAGGTCCTGGCGACGCCGATAGTTGGGAGCAATACCTGCGATGTGCGCCGGACCTTGAACCCGCTGTTCGTCGAGGCGCTGATGGGCTGGCCCACCGGGTGGACCGGCTTCGCCTCTGTGGCAACGGAGTGGTCCCGCTGGTTGCAGCGCATGCGCTGCGAACTTTGGCGGCTGAATTGCTGGCCGATGGTTGAGGTAGCGGGATGAAGCAGTCGCGCGTCATGTCGCTGGTCGAGTCCCTAGCCAATGTGATCGTGGGCTACGGCGTCGCCGTCGTCACGCAGATCCTGATCTTCCCGATCTTCGGGCTGCACACGACGCTGGCCCAGAACCTGAAGATGGGCGCGGTGTTCACCGTGGTCAGTATCGCGCGGTCCTATGTACTGCGGCGGCTGTTCGAGGCAATCCGGGTTAGAGGCTGGAGGTTGCGGTCCTAGGCGATTGGCACACCACGCTGATTTGCTGCTTGCTCCAGTCTGGGCCGTGTGAATTCAGACACCGGCGTAACCATGTAGCCATTGGTCAAGTCACCGAGCATAGCTGAACAGGAGACTGGCCCGGCCCGCCACGCCAGACCGATCAGAGCGCAGAGGGCTGCGTCCAGCTTGTCCTGATCGGCCTTCCGAGGCTGAGAGAGCGCGTGCATACGGTCCGACCAGTCGGCGAGGCCACTCACGTCGAAACCCTGTGCGGTAGTTTGGACTACGCGCGTCACGGACCGCCAGTCTTCCAGACGGAATTTCCTCCGGTTTTGCGGGTTGTACTTTGGCGCGCGTAAACGCTGAGAAAAGGCATCCTCGAACGCGGGGAGAGCAAGCGCCGGAAACACTTCGATCAGAAAATGTCCGGCAGGTGCCGTGCGCGCCTCGATAGGATCTTGCGTCGCATTGAGATCCGAAAGGAAAGACCAAACGGGCGAGTCGTCACAGAACATGCCGATCTTGCTACGGTTGGCAGGCTGAACGCCTCCGCCGACAAATGAAACCAACGACCCGGCAACCTTGTCAACCGGACGACTTCCTGCGGAATTGGGCACGACCGTTGGTTGATCAAGTGCGACGAGGCTCACAGAAAAATCTTGACGGAGCGATCCGATGAAGGCACGCGCATCTGCAAATGAGACGAGACGAGGTTCATGAAACTCGACTTGGCCACGTTCATCAAACGCGATGGCACAGATTGCTCCCGGCGCTTTTGCGGCATCTGTCCACGCTGAGTCGAAACCGAAGATGATCGTGCTGCTTTGCGGGTTCCGGTAATCCATGTGGTCCTCCGCAAAGCAGCATAGCCAAAAGGTGCTGCGAATAAAGGCGATTAGTTGGCCAGTCTATACACCCGCCCGCGCCCCTCCACCTTCTCCGAGGTCACCTCTAGCCCGAGCTTCTTCTTCAGAGCACCGGCCATCGCGCCGCGCACCGTGTGCGACTGCCAGTCCGTCGCTGCCATGATCTCCTCGATTGTGGCGCCGTCCGGTGCCCGCAACATTTCAATCAGCGCTTCTTGCTTGGTGCCCTTCCGGCGTGGGGAAGATGTGGTGACGTTTTCGGCTGGTGTCGTGGTGGCATCGTGCTCGGTGATCCCGAGCAGGCTCTGTGCCAGCGGCGTTGCGCGCAGGGTGATCGGGCCGCGCGCCTCGTCGTGCCGCCAGACGGTGTTGAGGTTGGTGGCGAGGATTTCCTCGATCAGCCCGAGCTTCAGGAGGCTCTTGCAGACATTGCCGACAGCGCCGCCCTTCAGCTTGGCGGTGACGGGAAAGACCGCGCCCTCGTCGCGCGCGCAGGCCGCCGAAAGGATAAGGGCTTGGGTGTCGGTCAGCTGGATCTGGGTCATGGGGTCGTCTCCGTTCTCAGGGCCGCGACTGCCGCTGCCCTCCTACGACCCCAAGCCGCGCTGGGCGCGCGGCGAGAATTCTGGCGTTGCGGATGGTCACTCGGCGTGTTCGCCTTCCTTGAAGGCGCTGTCGGTGATCTCGCGCAGCTTGGCGCGGTAGTGGTTCAGGGTGCCGACGTGGCCCCAGTGGATCTTGTCGGGGCTGGTTTCGAAATGGTCGGCGCTGAGGGCAGCGAGGCGTGCCAGCATCGCGTCGATCTCGGTCTTCGCGGTGATGAACGCATCGAGGGCTTTCGTGTTGTCGGTCGCGCGGCGGGTCATCTTGGTGGCTCCGTAGTGAGTTGCATCGCTTTGTCGGAGACACGTTCGCTCTGTCCGGGACGCTTATCAACGAGATAAGCGCATGATCTTGAATGATAATTGGAGCTGTCAATGCAGGGCATGAGCGAGCGCCAATACGCCGCGCATGTTGGCTTGTCGCGGGGCGCGATCCAGAAGGCCAAGACGGCCGAGCGGTTGGTTCTGTTCGCGGATGGCAGCATCGATGCTGAGGCCAGCGATGTGCGGCGGGCGGAAACGACCGATCCTTCGAAGACCCGGAAGCCGTCTGAACCGAAGCTAAAGCCGGTCTCCGAGGCGGCCGTTGCTGCCGTCGGCGATACGCTGCGCGAACAGGGGCTGGCGGTGCCAGCCGTCGGCGGTGGCACGACCTACTTGCAGGCCAAGACCGCCAACGAGGTTCTGAAGGCGCAGGAGCGGCGGATCCGGCTGCAAAAGCTGAAGGGTGAGTTGATCGAGCGGGCCCGGGCGCTGTCGCTGGTGTTCCGGCTGGCGCGCGAGGTGCGGGATGCTTGGGTAAACTGGCCTGCACGGTCGTCTGCGCTGATGGCAGCGGAACTGGGGGTCGAACCGGCCGCGATGCAGAAGGCCTTGGAAAAACATGTACGCGCCCACCTCGACGAACTTGCCGAGGTCCGGCCTGACTTCCGTTGAAACTGGCGACGACCTGACCGACTTCGACGGCGCGGCAGAAATCCTGCGCACCTGGGGCGTGGGGCTGACGCCCGATCCTGATCTCACAGTGTCACAATGGGCGGACCGGCATCGGATGCTGTCGGGTCGCGCATCGGCCGAACCGGGGCGCTATCGCACCGCGCGCACGCCCTACATGCGCGAGATCATGGACCGGCTGTCGCCGGGCGATGTGATGCAGCGCATCGTGTTCATGAAGGCCGCACAGGTCGGCGCGACTGAAGCGGGCAACAACTGGATCGGCTTTGCCATCCACCAGGCACCGGGCCCGATGTTGGCGGTCCAGCCGACCGTGGAACTGGCCAAGCGCAACTCGCGCCAGCGGATCGACCCGCTGATCGACGAAAGTCCCGACCTGCGGGAGAGGGTCAAACCGGTCCGGTCACGCGACGCGGGCAACACCATGCTGTCCAAGGAATTCGCGGGCGGGATCCTGATCATGACCGGGGCGAACTCGGCGGTTGGGCTGCGCTCGACCCCGGCGCGCTACATCTTCCTTGACGAGGTCGATGCCTATCCGGCCTCGGCCGACGAGGAAGGCGATCCGGTTACGCTGGCCGAGGCCCGATCCCTGACCTTCGCCCATCGGCGCAAGGTGTTCCTGGTCTCGACGCCGACGATCCGGGGACTGAGCCGGATCGAACGGGAATACGAGGCGTCCGACCAACGCCGGTTCTTCGTGCCGTGCCCGCACTGCGGCCATGACCAATGGCTGAAGTTCGAGCGGCTGCGCTGGCAGAAGGGCAAGCCGGAAACGGCGGAATACCACTGCGAGGGCTGTGACCAGCCCATCGGTGAACACCACAAGACGGCGATGCTGGAAGCGGGAGAATGGCGGACGACGGCCGTTGCCGCCGATCCGACCACAGTCGGGTATCACCTTTCGGCGCTCTATTCTCCGATCGGCTGGCTGAGTTGGGAGCGGATCGTGCGGTCATGGGAAGCGGCCCAAGGGTCGGACGAGGCGATCAAGGCGTTCCGCAACACGATCCTTGGCGAGACATGGGTCGAAACCGGGGAAGCGCCGGACTGGCAGCGGCTCTACGACCGGCGCGAGCGCTGGAAATCCGGCACGGTGCCAGCGGGCGGGTTGTTCCTGACCGCCGGAGCCGACGTGCAGAAGGACCGGATCGAGGTCGACGTCTGGGCTTGGGGTCGCGGTCTGGAAAGCTGGCTGGTCGATCACATCGTGATCGAGGGCGGGCCGGACCGGCATGACGCGTGGTCGGAACTGACTGCGCTGCTGGACCGGTCCTGGCCACACGAACGCGGCGCGCATCTGCGCATCGCGCGGCTTGCCATCGACACGGGCTATGAGGCCCCGGCGGTCTATTCCTGGTCGCGGGCGCAGGGGTTCGCGCAGGTGTCGCCGGTCAAGGGTGTCGAGGGGTTCAACCGCTCCAGCCCGGTCTCGGGACCTACCTTCGTCGACGCGACCGAGGGCGGCAAACGTCTGCGGCGAGGGGCGCGGCTCTGGACCGTGGCGGTGTCGACCTTCAAGGCCGAAACTTACCGGTTCCTGCGGCTGGAACGGCCGACCGAAGAAGACATGACCGAAGGGGCCGCGTTTCCGCCGGGATCGGTGCATCTGCCGCACTGGGTCGAGAATGAATGGCTGAAGCAGTTCGTGGCGGAACAGCTGGTGACGGTCCGCACGAAGCGGGGCTTCGCCCGGCTGGAATGGCAGAAGCTGCGCGAACGCAACGAAGCGCTGGATTGCCGGGTCTATGCCCGCGCCGCCGCCTGGATCGCGGGCGCGGATCGCTGGACCGACGAGAAATGGCGCGACCTCGAGGATCAGCTCGGGGCGGCGCCAACGGAAAGGGATGGCGCGGGGCGGGTCAACCGGCCGCAAGCCGCACCCCAGGGAAAACGGCAATCGGATTGGCTTGGCAGACGCGGAGGATGGTTCTGATGACCGACTGGACGGAAACGGAGTTGGCGGCCCTGCGCCGGGCCTATGCCAGTGGCACGACCCGGGTCAGCTATGATGGAAAATCTGTCGACTATGGCTCAGCCGAGGATCTGCTGGGCCGCATCCGGACCATTGAACGCGCTATCGCGGGGACCGCGCGGCCGCTGCCGGTCGCCGGGTTGGCGGGCTTCAGCCGCGGGGATCGCTGATGCCCGCGAATTGGATGGACCATGCCATCGCATCCGTCGCCCCACGCATGGCCGCCCGGCGCGTGCTAGCACGGCAGGCCTTCGAGACCCTGACGCGCGGCTATGATGGCGCGTCCAAGGGGCGGCGGACGGACGGCTGGCGTGCACCGGGGTCCTCGGCCGACACCGAGATCGGCGTGGCAGGCGCGCTACTTCGGGACAGGATGCGCGACTTGGTCCGCAACAATCCACATGCGGCCAAGGCGGTGGCGGTATTGGTGAACAACATCGTGGGCTCGGGCATCATGCCCCGTGCGGCCAGCGGCGACGACAAGCTAGACCGCAAGGTCGATGCCCTGTTCACCCGCTGGACGGCAGATTGCGATGCCGACGGCCAGCTGGATTTCTACGGGCTGCAGACGCTGATCTGCCGCGAGATGGTCGAGGCAGGCGAGGTGCTCGTGCGGCGCAGGTTGCGGCGGTCGTCGGATGGTCTGCCGGTGCCGTTGCAATTGCAGGTGCTCGAGGCAGACTTCCTCGACGCCACCAAGTCCAGCAACGTCGGCGCAGGCCGCATCGTACAGGGCATCGAGTTCGACCCGGTCGGCAAACGTCGCGCCTATTGGCTGCATCCCGAACACCCCGGCGATGCGCATGGGGCCTTGCGTGGCGGCATCGACAGCCGCCCGGTTCCCGCGACCGAGATCGCCCATGTCTATGAAAAACAGCGCACGCAGGCGCGCGGCGTGCCTTGGGGCGCACCGGTGATCCGGTCCCTGCGCGACCTCGACGACTACGAAGTGGCCGAGCTGGTCCGCAAGAAGACCGAGGCCTGCGTCACCGCCATCGTCTTTGGCGATGACGAGTCCCAGCAGGGCATCGCGCCCACCGTGGTGGATGCCGATGGCAACAGGGTCGAGCAGTTCGAACCGGGGCTGATCGCCTATGCGCGCGGCGGCAAGGACATCCGGTTCAACCAGCCTTCCGCCACCGGCGGCTACGGCGAATACAAGCGGGCCAGCCTGCACACGATCTCGGCCGGGTTTCGGGTGCCTTACGAACTGCTGACCGGCGATCTCAGCCAGGTCAATTATTCCTCGATCCGGGCGGGGCTGGTCGAGTTCCGTCGACAGATCGACGCCGTGCAGTGGCAGTTATTCATCCCGATGTTCTGCGCGCCCGTGTGGCGCTGGTTCACCGAAGCGGCATGGGCGGCGGGCCAGATCCCGACACCGGACGTGCCGGTAGAATGGTCGCCGCCGAAGTTCGAGGCGGTCGATCCGCAGAAGGACGCAATGGCCAACCTGCTGTCGATCCGGTCTGGCACCATGACGCTGGCAGAAGTGATCGCCCGGCAGGGTCGCAACCCCGATGCGGTGCTGGCCGAGATCGCCGCGACCAACGCCAAGCTGGATGCCCTCGGCCTCGTCCTCGACAGCGATCCGCGCCGGGTGACCAAAACCGGCAGTGCCCAGACCAGCGACCCGGCCAACGATCCGACAAACGACCCGGCGCAACCCGACGCCTCCCAACAGGACTGACCCCATGGACACGATGATCGAATTGCCGGCCATGCGCCGGACAGCGGAGCTTGCGCCGAACACGGCCGATGCGACCGCCCGCACCGTCGAGGTGGTCTGGTCGGCCGGGGCCCGCGTTCGCCGCGCCAGTTTCTTCGGCGAGCCTTACGACGAGGAACTCAGCCTCGACCCCACCCATGTGCGGCTGGAACGACTGAACGCGGGCGCACCTTTCCTGAAGGTGCACGAGTTGGGCGCGCTCGACGCGGTCATCGGCTCGGTCGTCCCCGGCTCGGCCCGCCTTGAAAACGGCCGGGGCATCGCGCTGGTCCGCATCTCCGAACGCGACGATGTCGAGCCGATCTGGCGTGACATTCAGGCCGGACACATCCGGGCGGTGTCCATCGGCTACCAGGTTCACCGCTTCGAGGTCTCCAAGCCCGATGGCGGCCGCGAGTTGTGGCGCGCCGTCGACTGGACACCCTTCGAGGTCTCCGCCGTGCCGGTCGGGGCCGACCCAGCGGCAGGCTTCCGCACCCAGCAATCCCTTCACGATTGCGTCCTTCATCGCCGGGACGCTTCCAACACCCGACAAGGAGCATCCCCGATGACCGACCCGACCCAGACCCAGTCCCCGGCCGCAGCGGCCGCCGAACCCCATGCGACCGAGGAGACCCAGATGACCGACCCCACCAATCCCGCTGCCGAACCGCAGGCGCGTGCCGTCGAGACGCGAGCGCTGCCGCAGGCCGCCCCGACGACCCCGCCTGACACCGAAGCCATCGCCACGCGGGCGCGCGAGAGTGAACGCGACCGCGTCTCGACGATCTACGATCTGGCGGGCCGCCTGAACCTCGAGCGCGGCTTTGCCGAGGATCTGGTCAAGCGCGGTGTCACCGTCGATGAATCCCGTCGCCTGATCCTCGACCAGGTCGCAGCCAAGTCGGACGAAACCCGGACCTTCCCACATGTCTCGATCCCCCTCGGCGGCCGGGATGAACGCGTGACCCGCCGCGACGCCGTGGCCAATGCGCTGTTGCACCGCTACAGCCCGACACTGTTCCAGCTTGACGACTCTGCCCGCCAGTACCGCGGCATGTCGCTCCTGGAACTGGCCCGCGAAAGCCTGACCAATGCCGGGGTCAACACGCGCGGCCTGTCGCGCGACGAGGTGGCGACGCGCTCGCTGCATTCCACCTCAGACTTCCCCGAAATCCTGTCCGCCGTCACCAACAAGACCCTGCGGCAGGCCTACGAGACCTATCCCCGCACCTTCATGCTGTTCTGCCGCCAGGTGCTGGCCACCGACTTCAAAGCGATGAACCGGGTGCAGTTGGGCGAGGCCCCGCAGCTTCTGGAAGTGGGCGAGAGCGGCGAGTTCAAGCGCGGCACACTTGGCGAGAGCAAGGAGAGCTACAAGGTCAAGACCTATGGCCGGGTGGTCGCGATCACCCGCCAGACCGTGATCAACGACGATCTGGATGCCTTCACCCGGATCCCGGCGATGTATGGCAATTCCATCGCTCAGCTGGAAAGCGACGTGGTCTGGGGCATCATCACCGCCAACCCGGCGATGGCCGATGGCAACGCGCTCTTCCACACCACGCACAAGAACCTGGCCGCGACCGGCACGGCACTGGCGGTCGATGCCGTGGGTGCCGCGCGGGCGGCGATGGCGCTGCAGACCGGCTTCGACAAGAAGACCGTGCTCAACATCCGCCCCGCCTTCCTGATCGTGCCCGCCGCGCTGGAACTGAAGGCCGAGCAGTTGGTCGCCCAGAACCTCGTGCCCGCCGACAGCAGCAAGGTGGTGCCGCAGTCGATCCGCACCCTCAGCCCGATCAGCGAGCCCCGGCTCGATGCCGCCAGCCCCACCGCCTGGTATCTGGCCGCCAACCCGAACCAGATCGACACTATCGAATACGCCTATCTGGAAGGCCAACAGGGTGCCTACGTTGAAACCCGCAACGGCTTCGATGTCGATGGGGTCGAGATCAAGTGCCGCCTCGACTTCGGGGCAAAGGCCATCGATTGGCGCGGCCTTTACCGAAATTCCGGCGCGTAAGCCGGGACAATTCCCTCACCTGAACCCTGACAGGCGGCCCTTACGCCGCCTGTTTCCACGTTCGCGAAAGGACATCCGCCATGAAGAACTACGTCCAACCCGGCAATACCATCACCCTGACCGCACCCTATGCTGTCACGTCCGGCGATGGCCTGCTCGTCGGCTCCATCTTCGGTGTGGCTGCTGGCACCGCTATCCTTGGCGATCCGGTCGAAACATCAGTCGAAGGCGTCTACGATCTGAAGAAGGTCGCCTCGCAAGCGTGGGCCGCAGGCGACAGGATCTACTGGGACAACACCGCCAGGCAGACCACCAAGACCCTGACCGCGAACACGCTGATCGGCGTCGCGACCGAGGCTGTCGCAGGCGGGGCCACCGACCTGATCGGCCGGGTGCGCCTGAACGGCGCATTCTGATGAGCGCCTTCGCCGCCGCCGTCGGCGCACTTTTTGCCGATCCGAACATGGGGCGGGACGCGGTCTACACTGCCGATGGCGGCGCGCCCGTTCTCGTGCGCGTCGTCGCCCGGCGTGCCGATGCCGTCACCGACTTCGGTGATGCACGGCTTTGGTCCGAAACCACGCGCATCGATCTGCGCGTGGCCAAGGTACCGAACCCGCGCCCCGGTGACCGCATCGAGATCGACGGGGACGCCTTTCTCATCCAGGGCGAGCCCGTGCGTGACCGCGAACGGCTGGTCTGGACCGTCGATCTGAGGCCCGCGTGAAACTGAAGCTCGCCATCGAACCGGACATCGTCACCCTGATGGCGGCCGAGGTCGCGGCAGGGGAACGCGCCGTCACAGCCGCGATGCGCCAGGCGGGCACCGACCTGAAATCCGCCTGGCGCACCCAGATCACTGGCGCGGGGTTGGGCACACGCCTCGCCAACTCGATCCGCTTCGCCAGCTTCCCAAAATCCGGCGAAAGCCTGAACGCGGCGGCACTGGTCTGGTCCAACGCCCCGGTCATCATCGGCGCGCATGACACCGGCCCATTGATCCGCTCGAAGAATGGCTTCTGGCTGGCGATCCCCACGCCAGCGGCGGGCAAATCCACGCGCGGCGGCCGGATTACCCCCGGCGAATGGGAACGCCGCACCGGCCTGCGCCTGCGGTTTATCTATCGCCGTCGGGGACCGAGCCTATTGGTGGCAGAAGGGCGCCTGAACACCAAGGGTCGCGCCGTGGCGTCACGGTCGAAAACCGGCCGGGGCGTCGTGACCGCGCCGATCTTCCTGCTGGTGCCGCAGGTGAAGCTGCCGAAACGGCTGGATCTGGCGCGGGATGCAGAGCGGGCTGTAGACGGTGTGCCGGGGCTGATCGTGGCGAACTGGGTGGAAAACTTGGCAAGTCGTTAGAAAACGCGAACGACTAGGGATTGTCAGGCACGACCGGCGCGGCCCTGCCTGCAAGCTTCTTCCAATCAGGGTTGTCGATCAGCGTTGATCGGTAGATTTTGATTTTTGAACAACCATCGATCGCCTTGAGCGTGCCCTTTACGGATTCAGCTAGCGGAGCTGCCAGCCAAGGGCTCAATGTGATGCGCTTTATATGACTGAGGCTGATGGGAACGTCATGGAATGGCTTGGAAACATCGCGGTCGACATACACTGCGCGATACTCTGCCTCATCGCCATATGGCCACCTTTTCAGGAAGGGAAGCTGTTCGATATCGACATCGGCCATGCTCTTCGCCTGCTTGAGAAGGGTGTAATTCATGACGCCGTGCCGAACACCCCGATCATGGTTGAACGCGCCCAACAACCCGTCTTTGTCGAACTCGATGCAGACACCGTCTGAACCATGCGAAAACACCCTCCAGTGGTGATAAGTTTCATGGCTCTCAGCAAAGCAGAGTGCCAACACGGAGGCGGCATTCGCTCGCCGCTTGTACTCTGACATGAAGTAGGCGTCATTCCTGTCATCCCACGTTGAGGGATCGAGGAGCGTGATCTTGCGCTTCTGCAGGAGATGAATAGCTGCGGCCAAATTCGTGTAGCGTCGAAAGGTTGTACTTGTCATTCCACCCAACACCCTGCGTTGTTCTGCGATCTTGGAATTTGAGCGCAGCATGATCTTTCACATATCGCAGAATCCATGTGACTGAAATCTTGGAAATCCAAAGATGCCCACCCCCCGCGAAACCATCCTCGCCGCGCTGCACGCGCGGCTTTCGGCGTTGCCCGCCACCGCCCTGCGCGGCGACGTGCTGCCAGAGCGCGTGCCAACCCCAGGCCTCCTGATCCTGCGCGACGGCGAACCGGGGGAGCCCGAGGTGACGCTTTCGCCGCTGCGCTATCACTACCAGCACAGAGCGGAGATCGAGGCCGTCGTGCAGGGTGCCACCCGTGATGCCACTTTCGACACGCTCTGCGCCAGTGTCGGCGCGGCGATTGCCGCCGACCGCACGCTGGGCGGCCTTTGTGACTGGGTCGAGGCGGAAGCGCCGCGTCCGGTTGACCTGCCCGTGGAGGGTGCTGCCAGCCTGAAGGCGGCGGTCATCCCCGTAATCCTGCACTATTCCACGGCCGACCCACTCGGCTGACCCCAATCACGATAGGAGAACACGATGGCACGAGCCCATGGGGCGCGGGCGCAGATGGCGCTTGCGTTCGAAACCGTCTATGGCACCGCGCCCGCCACGGGCTATCGCACCGTGCCCTTCGCCAGCACCACGCTCGGCTCCGAACAGCCTCTGATCGCCTCGGAGTTGCTGGGCCAGGGGCGCGATCCGCTTGCTCCGATCAAGGATGCGGTCACTGCCGATGGCGATGTCGTCGTGCCGATCGACGTCGAGAACCTTGGGCTGTGGCTGAAGGCGGCATTTGGTTCGCCTACGACTTCCGGCACCACGCCCAAGACCCACACCTTCCAGTCGGGCAACTGGACGCTGCCCTCGATGGCCATCGAGACGGCGATGCCCGAGGTGCCGCGCTACGCGATGTACAGCGGTTGCGTCTGCGATCAGCTTTCGTGGCAGATGGCGCGCTCTGGCCTGCTGACCGCGACCGCACGGCTGGTGGCGCAGGGAGAAAACGTCGCAGCCACCACGGCCGCTGGCACGCCGACCTCGCTGGCGCTGCAGCGGTTCGGGCATTTCAACGGGGCGATCACGCGCAATGGCTCGCCGCTCGGCAACGTCATTTCGGCCGAGGTGACCTATTCCAACGGCCTCGACCGGATCGAGACCATCCGTTCGGACGGACGCATCGAAGGGGCCGACCCTGGCATGGCTGCGCTGACCGGCCGGGTGGAGGTGCGTTTCGCCGACAGCACGTTGATCACGCAGGCCATCGACGGCACGCCGTGCGAGCTGGTCTTCGCTTGGAGCCTCGGAGCCAACGCCAGCTTCACCTTCACCGCCCATGCCGTCTACCTGCCGCGTCCTCGGATCGAGATCCCGGGCCCGCAGGGCATCCAGGCCACCTTCGACTGGCAGGCCACCAAGGCCGTCAGCCCCGCCCGCATGTGTACCGCCGTCCTCGTCAACACTGTTGTGAGCTATTGATCATGATCAGACTGAACCTGACTGCCCACCCTTCATGGCTGGCCCTCGCCCCCGGCCTTCGACTGCAAGTCGCTCCGCTGACCACCGCCTTGATGGTCTCGGCGCGTGCCGACCCGGCCATCGAAGCCCTGCCGGACACCGCGACGCAGGAGGAACTGGCGCTGGCCATGGCCAAGGCAGTCGCCCGGCGTGCCGTGCTGGATTGGGAGGGCGTTGGCGATGACGCGGGTGATCCTGTCCCGGTCTCGCCCGAAGGCATCGATGCAATGCTGGAAATCTGGCCGGTCTTTGAAGCCTTCCAGACCCAATATGTCGCCAAAGGCCTGATCCTGGACGCGGAAAAAAACGTCTCCGCGCCCTTGCCGAATGGTCCTTCGGCGGGGGCGACCGGTACTGCGCGGCCTGCGCGGGGCGCTGCCTCGACTGCCCTGCAAGACTGAACAAGCCGCAGACAGAAGATGGCTGGCAGGTCTGGGATCTGGTCGGCCGCCTTGGGGGCCAATTGCGCGTGATCCCCGGCGCGGTGCTCGGCTGGGACATGGGCGCGGCGCTGGCTATGGCCCATGCCCTCGGGATCGACGCCCTGATCGCCGCCGAACTGCTGCCCGAGATCGAGGCGGTCATGGTGCGCAAGCTGAACGAACAGATCGGAGAGGGACATGGCTGAGAAGAGGGTCTCTGTCCGGCTGGTCGCGGAAGGCGGCCGTCAGGTCCGGGCCGAGTTGGAAGGGATCGGCGAGGCGGGCACGCGCGGGTTTGGCCGCTTGTCGTCGGAGATGGAACAGGCCAATGCCCGACTTGGCAGCTTTGCCCGGAAAGCCGGGATTGCGCTGGCGGCGGTGGCGGCCGCCGCAGCCGCTGCGGGTGTGGCGATGGTCCGTTCGGGGCTCGACGTCATCGGCGCGCAGGCGGACATGGCAGCCTCGCTCAGGACCACGGTCGAAAGCCTGCAGGTGCTGACATGGGCTGGGGAACTGGCCGGTGTGTCGATGGGCGAGATCGAACAGGCGACCAAGAAGTTAACCACGCGGTTGTCGGAAGCGGCGGCTGGGTCCGGATCGGCTGTTGGGGCCTTGCAACGGCTGAACCTGACGGCCGCCGAACTGCAAGCCCTACCGCTCGACCAGCGCATTGTCGCCATTCAGGGAGCGCTGAACCAGTTCGTGCCCGAGGCCGAACGCGCCGCCGTGGCATCTGATCTTTTCGGCGACCGGGCCGCACTGGCCTTTCTGCGCATCGACGCCGCCACCTTGCGGGAAGCGGCGCAGGACGTGCAGGAATTCGGGGTGGCGGTGAGTGCGGCCGACGCGATGCAGATCGAACGCACCGGCGATGCCATCGCCAAGTTGAGCCTGATCTGGCTTGGCCTGACCAACCGCCTGACCGCTGCCGTCGCCCCGGCGCTGGAGACGGTGGCGACTGCACTGGCCGATATGGCGCGCGGCACCGGGCCCATCGGCGGTGCAATCACCGTCGTCTTTGACAATCTCGCACGGCTTGCCACCTATGCGGCGACCTTCGCCGCCTTCATGGCCGGTCGCTGGGTGGCAGGGCTGGCCGTCGCCGCGCTGTCCGTGCGCGGCCTCGCCACGGCGCTGGTCTTCCTGCGCGGCGCACTGATCCGAACCGGCATCGGGGCGTTGATCGTTGGCGCGGGGGAACTGGTCTATCAGTTCTCGCAGCTTGTGACCCGTGTCGGCGGTGTGGGCGAGGCCTTCCGCCTGCTGGGTGATCTCGCAAAGGAAGTCTGGTCGCGCATCGGCCTGTCACTCGATGCGCCCTTTGCTATTATGGCCGCTGGCTGGGAGGGTTTGAAAGCTGCCGGGCTGTCGGCGCTCGAAGGCACCATCGCGGGCGTGGTCAGCTTCGGCGACCGGACAGCCGCCATTTTCCAGGGGGCATATGACGCGGCGGTGGCGATCTGGGGCAGTCTGCCCGGCGCCATCGGCGATTTTGCCTTCCAGGCGGCGAATGGACTGATCTCAGGTGTCGAGGCGATGCTGAATGGCGTCGTCACGCGCATCAACAATTTCATCAACGGGCTGAACGCGGCCTTGGAACTGCTGCCGGACTGGGCGGTGGGCGAAGGTGGGGTGCGGATCGGTACGCTCGACCCAGTGGAACTGGCGCGGATCGGGAACCCGTTCGAGGGTGCTGCGACGGCCGCAGGCGCTGCCGCCGCCGATGCCTTTTCGGCCGCGCTGTCGCAGACTTACCTCGAGCCGCCTGACCTCGGCCTCGGTGCCATGGCCGAGGATGCCCGAGCCCGGGCCGACGGCTATCGCGAGGCCGCAGGCATGCTGGCCGATGCCGCCGGTCGGCCGCTCGCCAGCTGGCAGGCGCTGAAGGATGCGGTGACCGGCACGGGGACCGAGGCAGAGACCGCCCTGGCAGATGCCGCCGCCTCGGCCGATGCCCTGACCACCGGTCTGAACGATACGGCCACCGCCGCCGACGGCGCTGGTGGCGCAGCACGCAACGCGGGCGTTGCAGCCGCCGAGGGCGCGGATACGGCCCTCACGGGCTGGCAGGCCGTAACCGCTGCTTTGGCCGACTACGCCGCCAAGGCGCGCGACATTGGCGGAGACATCGGCAGCGCGCTGGTCGGGGCTTTCACGTCCGCCGAGAACGCGGTGGGCGAGTTCGTCAAGACCGGCAAGCTCGATTTCCGCGATCTGGTCACGTCGATGATCGCCGATCTGGCCAAGCTGGCGGCGCGGACATTCATCCTAGGCCCCATCGCAAACGCACTGTCCGGAGCCCTTGGCGGTGCGGGCGGGATCTTCGCCAACATCCTGCATTCGGGCGGCATGGTCGGATCGCCGAGCCCCGGTCGTATGGTTCCCGCGCTGGCCTTTGCCAATGCCTCGCGCATGCATGCGGGCGGATGGGCCGGGATCAAGCCAGACGAGGTTCCGGCGATCCTGCAGAAGGGCGAGCGTGTCCTCTCTCGACGCGAGGCTGCTGGATATGGCCAAGGCTCATCCAGCGCACCCGCCGTCAATGTCACCATCATGGCGCGCGATGCCGAAAGCTTCCGGCAGTCCCGGACGCAGGTGGCAAGCGACATCGCTCGCGCCGTGTCGCTGGGTCGGAGGGGCATGTGATGGCATTTCACGAAGTTCGTTTCCCCGACAACATCAGCCGCGGGGCGCGCGGGGGACCGGAACGGCGCACGCAAGTGGTCGAACTGGCCTCTGGCGACGAGGAGCGCAACGCCAGCTGGGCCAACTCGCGCCGCCGCTATGATGTCGCCTACGGCATCCGCCGCGCCGACGATCTGGCGGCGGTCGTGGCCTTCTTCGAAGCCCGCAACGGCCGCCTGCATGGCTTCCGCTACAAGGACTGGGCGGACTACAAGTCCTGTCAGCCGTCGCAGGCGGTGGCCCCGACCGACCAGCCCATCGGCACCGGCAATGATGCTGTCACCACCTTCGCCCTGCTGAAGCGCTACACTTCTGGGGCGCAAAGCTGGACCCGCGCCATTGCCAAGCCGGTGGCCGGCACGGTCCGCCTCGCCCTGAACGGCGTCGAGCAGATGTCCGGCTGGAGCGTCAATACCACCACCGGCAGCGTCACCTTCACCACCGCCCCCGGCGCGGGCGTGGCGATCACGGCTGGCTTCGAGTTCGACGTCCCGGTCCGCTTCGACACCGACCAGCTCGACGTCACGCTCGATCTCGAGCGGCTGGGGTCGATCACGTCCATTCCACTGCTGGAGATCCGGCGATGAACGAAGAAACCGGCTTTGTCGCGGCTGGGCTGCGTGACTTGGCGACCTCCACCGCCGTCATCCTGGCGGCCTGGGGCGCGCTCGGCGGAGCGACCAATGCCCTGACCACCCGGATGCGGCTGCGCGACGCCCTGCGCCACATCCTGCTCGGCGGTCTGATCGCGGCAGGGATGGGCAGCCTGTCCATGGCGGTGATCACCGCCTGGCTCAGCCTGCCGTCGCAGGCGATCCCGGCCGGGGGGGCGGCGGGGTCGGCCGCCTATCTTGTCGGCGTCTTCGGTCCCGCCTTCATCGAGGTCGTGCTCGCCCGGCTGCGCAGCGGCAAGGGGGGCACCCCCGATGCATGAACTGATCCGTCTCGCGCGCGCCATTCGTTGCGATGCCGTCGGTCCCGCGCAGGCCTTCAGCCACCGCCTGCGCATAGGCCTGCTGGTCGCCGCCCTGATCCTGATCCTTTCCTCCGTCTTCGGGTGATCCCATGCACATGACCGACCGGGGCCTGCTGGCCCTTGTCCGGCACGAAGGACTCGTGCCCGGACCCTATCTCGATGTCAAAAACGTCTGGACCTTCGGCATCGGCCACACTGCCTCGGCGGGGAGGCCCGATCCGGCCCAGCTGCCGCGCGGCATGCCCGCCGATCTCGATGTAGGGATCCGCGAAGCGTTCCGGCTCTTCCGCGCAGACATTGTGGCCTACGAGGCGGAGGTGTCGCGCGCGGTGAGGGTGCCACTGGAACCGCACGAGTTCGATGCGCTGGTCAGTTTCCACTACAACACTGGCGGCATCGCCAAGGCATCGCTGACCCGTCATCTGAACGCGGGCAACCGCGCCGCCGCTGCACAGGCATTCATGGGCTGGCTGCGCCCCGCCGCGATCCGCTCACGGCGCGAGGCCGAACGCGATCTGTTCCGCGATGGCCGCTATCCGGCCGGCACCATCCCGGTCTGGGCGGTGGATCGCAACGGCCGGGTCGATTTCTCGCGGCCGGTCCGACGGCTGACCGAGACCGAGGCGCTGGCATTGCTGCGCCCGGCGAGCCAGCCGGTGCCGCCGCCCCTGCCAATACCAGTGCCAAACCAATCGCCTGGCACCCGGTCGTGGTGGCAGCGGCTGATGGATTCTCTCAAAGGAAAGGCAACATCATGAACTGGAACCTTGCACGCGGGCTGGTCTATCTGGCTTGTCTAGTCGCATCTGGCCTGGCCATGGCCGGGCTGGCGGATTTCGATCTGGCGACCGGCAGCTTCGACCTGCGTCCGTTCAATCTCTACGCCCTGACCGGCACGGCCGGGGGCGTGGTCTCGTCCGCGCTGGCCTCGGTCGCCCTGTGGCGCGGTTGGGGGCGGAAGTGAAGGCCCTCCCGCCCGCACTGCAAGCCCACCTCGACGAGGGCACGACCACGCTGGCCTGGTGCTGGCGGATCATGCGGGCCGATGGGGTGACGTTCGGCTTCACCGATCATGATCGCACCCTAAGCTTCGATGGCACCGATTTCGAACCGGAGAGCGGCTTTGCGGCCTCGGAGGTGCGCTCGGGATCCGACCTTTCCGTCGATGCGCAGGATGCCCAAGGTGTCTTGTCATCCGACCGGATCACAGAAACCGACATCCTCGACGGCCGCTGGGACAATGCGGCCGTCGAGGTCTGGCGGGTGAACTGGGCCGCGACATCCCAGCGATTGCTGATGCGACGCGGCGCCATTGGCCAGATCAGGCGGGGACGGCTGGCCTTCGTGGCCGAGGTGCGATCGCTGGCCCATGTCCTCGGCCAGACCGTCGGGCGGACGTTTCAGGCGACATGCGATGCCGCCCTTGGCGACGCGCGCTGCGGGGTCGATCTCGAGGCCACAGCCTTCAAGGGAACAGGCGCGATCATCGACCTGCTGCGCGACCGCGCCTTCACCGCCTCGGGGCTTGCCGGTTTCACCTCCGGTTGGTTCACCTTCGGCACCCTCGACTGGACCAGCGGGGCCAATGTCGGGCGGCGGGCCGAGGTATTGTCGCACGACCTCATCGACGGCGTCGCCGTGCTGACGCTGCTGGAAGCCCCGGTGCGCGCCATTGCCGGGTCGGACACCTTCACCATTCGCGCAGGATGCGACAAGCGCATCGCGACCTGTGGCACGAAGTTCGCCAATGTCGCCAACTTCCGGGGCTTTCCCAATATCCCCGGCCAGGATGCTGTCCTGCGCTATGCCACCACTGACGGCGGCCACGAGGGGGCGGTGTTGTGAAAGCGGCCGATCCCGATACGGTCATCGCCGTCGCCCGGTCCTAGCTCGCTACGCCCTACCACGATCAATCCAGCCTGAAGGGCGTCGGCTGTGATTGCCTCGGCCTTGCGCGCGGTGTCTGGCGCGAGGTGGTGGGCCCCGAACCATTCCCGATCCCGCCCTACAGTCGGGACTGGGGCGAAAGCGGGCAGCGCGATGTGCTGGCTGAGGGCGCGCGCCGGATGATGCCGGAGATTGCGCCCAACGACGCGTCACCCGGCGCGCTGATCCTGTTCCGCATGATGCCGCGCGCCATTGCCAAGCATGTGGGCATCCTGACCGGCCCCGACACCTTCCTGCACGCCTACGAGCGCCTTGGGGTCATCGAGGAACCGCTGACCCCAACGTGGCGACGCCGCATCGCCTTCGCCTTCTTCTTTCCCAAACGCTGAGAGTTTTCCATGGCAACCCTCGTCCTCGGCGCTGTCGGCACTGCCATCGGCGGGGCCTTTGGCGGCGCGATCCTCGGTTTCTCCGGCGCAGCCATCGGCGGCTTCATCGGATCGACCGTGGGTTCCGTGGTCGACAGCTGGATCGTGTCCTCGCTGGCCCCGGCACAGCGGATCGAGGGTGCACGGCTCGACACACTGCGCATCACCTCGGCCACCGAAGGTGCGGTGATCCTGCGGCTTTACGGCCGCATGCGCATCGGCGGCAACATCATCTGGGCCACCGATTTCCGCGAGGAGACCAAAACCACGACCCAAGGCGGCGGCAAGGGTGGCGGGGGTGGCAAGGTCAAGACCACCGAATACCTCTACTATGCCAGCTTCGCCGTGGCGCTGTGCGAAGGGCCGATCACCGGCATCGGCCGCGTCTGGGCCGACGGCAAGGCGATGGACATGACCGGCGTGACCTGGCGGTGGTATCCCGGCAACGAGACGCAGACCGCCGATCCCTTCATCGCCGCCAAGATGGGGGCGGCCAATACGCCCGCCTATCGCGGCACGGCCTATGTCGTGTTCGAGGATCTGGCGCTGGCCACCTTCGGCAACCGCCTGCCGCAACTGTCGTTCGAGGTTTTCCGCCCGCTGGCCGATGCCGACACCGCAGAGGGGCTGACCCGTGCCGTCACCCTGATCCCGGCCTCGGGCGAGTTCACCTATGCCACTGACGCCATTCGCAAGGGCAGCGGCGGTGCCACTGTCGCGGAGAATCTGAACGCGCTGCCAGATCAACCGGACATCGTTGTGGCGCTGGACCGGCTGCAGGCCATGGCCCCGGCGGTTGAAAGCGTCAGCCTCGTCGTTGCCTGGTTCGGCAACGACCTGCGCGCGGGATTCTGCAAGGTGAAACCGGGTGTCGAGGTTGCCACAAAGGCCACAACGCCCACCAACTGGTCGGTGAACGGGGTCAGCCGGGCCAGCGCCCATCTGGTCAGCCGCGACGCCGAGGATCGCCCGGTCTATGGCGGCACGCCGGCGGACTTTGCCGTGGTGCAGGCGATCCAGGAGTTGAAGGCGCGCGGGCTTCGGGTGACCTTCTATCCCTTCCTGCTGATGGATGTGCCCCCCGGCAACACCCTGCCGAACCCCTACAGCGCCAACGCCGCCACGCCCGGCCAGCCTGCCTTCCCGTGGCGGGGGCGGATCACCTGTTCTCCGGCTGCTGGCTTTGTCGGATCGGTCGACAAGACCGGCACGGCCGCAACGCAGGTGTCGGCGCTGTTCGGGGCGGCGACACCGGGGAATTTCAGCGTGTCGGGCGAGAGCGTCAGCTTCACCGGTTCGCCCAGCGACTGGGGTCTGCGCCGCATGGTGCTGCATTACGCGCACCTTTGCGCGGCTGCGGGCGGAGTCGATGCTTTCCTGATCGGCACCGAGATGCCCGGCCTAACCACCATCCGCTCGGGGACCAGCAGCTATCCCGCGGTCACCGCCTTCAAGACCCTCGCGGCCGACGTGAGCAGCATCCTCGGGGCAGGCACCAAGATCGGTTATGCCGCCGACTGGTCGGAATACTTCGGTCACCATCCGCAAGACGGCAGCAGCGATGTTTACTTCCACCTCGACCCGCTCTGGTCGGATGCCAACATCGACTTCGTGGGCATCGACAATTACCTGCCGCTATCCGACTGGCGCGACGGCTTCGACCATGCCGATGCCCTTGAAGGCTGGCCCGCAATCTACGACCGCGCCTATCTGCAGGCGAACATCGCCGGGGGCGAAGGCTTCGACTGGTTCTATGCCAGCGCCGCCGACCGCTCCGCGCAAGTCCGCACGGCCATCACTGATGGCGCGGCGGGGAAGCCGTGGGTTTTCCGCCCAAAGGATATCCGCGCTTGGTGGCAGAGCCAGCATTTCAACCGGCCGGGCGGGGTGGAAAGCGGCTTGGCCACCGCTTGGGTGCCGCAATCGAAACCCATCCGCTTCACCGAACTTGGCTGCCCGGCCATCGACCGGGGTACGAACCAGCCGAACGTCTTCTTCGACCCGAAGTCGTCTGAGAGCTTCACGCCGTATTTCTCGCGCGGATGGCGCGACGATGCGATCCAGCGCGCCTATCTGGAAGCCAGCTACCTGCATTGGGGAGACCCGGCCAATAACCAGCTGTCGTCTGTCTATGGCGGCCGCATGGTGCACTTGCCGGAATGCGCTGCATGGACCTGGGACGCGCGGCCCTATCCTTTCTTCCCCGAACTGACGGACGTCTGGACCGATGGGCCGAACTGGCGGCTGGGCCACTGGCTGACCGGGCGGCTGGGGGCGGTGTCGCTGGCCGCGCTGGTTCGGCATCTCTGCCTGCGCGCCGGGATGCCGGAGGCGCTGATCGATGTCACCGGGCTCTGGGGGGCTGTCGAAGGCTATGCCATCAGCGCACTGGAAGCGCCGCGATCTTCGATCAGCACGCTGGCCCGGCATTTCGGGTTCGATGCGATCGAGACGGAAGGCATGATCCGCTTCGTCATGCGCGGGCGGGCGTCGGTTCTGACCTTGGCACATGACGACCTTGTGGCGTCCCGCGAAGGCGAGGCACTGGAACTGGTCCGCGCGCAGGAAACCGAACTGCCGCAGGCGCTGAAATGGCAGGTGGCCCGGGCGGACGAGGATTATGACGCGGCCCTTGTCGAAGCGCGCCGCATCACCGTCGACACCACCCGCATCGCGTCCGAGTCCTTTCCGATGGCAATCCCGCCCGAGGAGGCCGAACGCCGCTGCCGCCGCGCGCTGATGGAAGCCTGGATCGGCCGCGAAAGTGCGACCTTCCGGCTGCCGCCTTCTCGGCTGGCGCTGGACCCAGCCGACGTGATCCGGCTGGTCCATGACGGCCGCGAGATCGAGTTGCGCCTTGTGTCCATCGCCGATTCCGATGGGCGGGGCGTTGAGGCCGTCCGCCAGGACCGCGCTGCGTACGACCTGCCGCCCGGCGATCCGCGACCGGCCTCGCTGACCCGGTCGGTGGTGTTCGGCGCGCCGGACGTCGTGCTTCTCGACCTGCCGCAACTGTCCGAAGACCAGCCTGCGCATCGGCCGATGGTCGCGGCCTATTCCGTTCCTTGGCCGGGCGAGATGGCCGTATTCCGCAGCCCCTCCACCGATGGGTTCGCCTTGCTGACCACCTTCGGTAGTCGTGCCCGGATCGGTACACTGGTGTCGGACTTCTACCCGGGCCCGACCTCTCGCTTCGATCTCGGCAATGCGCTGGTCGTCGATCTGACCTCCGGCACGCTGGAAAGCGTCACCGATCTGACCCTGTTCGGCGGTGCCAATGCGCTGGCAGTGGAATCCACACTGGGCAAATGGGAAATCGTGCAAGCGGGTGTCGCCGAACTGATCGCCCCCGGTCGCTATCGCCTGACCCGCCTGTTGCGCGGTCAGCGTGGAACGGAAGGTGCTATTGGCAATCCGACCCCGCTAGGCGCGCGGGTGGTTGTGCTGGACTCTGCCCTTGCCCCGCTGCCGATCGCCGAAGCCGATCTCGGTCTGCCGTGGAACTGGCGCATCGGCCCTGCGGCGCGGGCGGTGAGCGACGCAAGCTACACCGCGCTGGCCTTTACGCCAGCCGGTCGCGGTCTCGTACCCTTCGCCCCGGTCCATGTCGCGCAGCCGTGGCGCACGGCACGCAGCCCGGGCGATTTGACAATCCGCTGGACGCGCCGGTCGCGCGCGCTGGTGGCCGATGCCTGGGAGCAGGTCGAGGTGCCGCTGGCCGAGGACCTGGAAAGCTACGACGTCCAGATCCTTGATGGTGCTGCGGTCAAGCGGACGCTGACCAGCAGCACGACCTTCGTCCTCTACAGTGCAGCCCAGCAGGCGGCCGATTGGGGCGCACCGCTTGGGCCCGGCCAGACTTTGGCCATCCGCATCTACCAGCTCTCGAACCGCCTCGGTCGCGGCGATCCCGCCACCGTCACCCTCCAGTTCTGAAGGCCCGTCATGTCCGACACCTCCACCCACCTTGGCCTGCCATACCTGCTGGCGGCCCAAGCCCAGAAGCATGTCACCCACAACGAGGCCCTGCGCCTTCTGGACGCAATGGTTCAGCTTTCAGTCCTCGACCGGACGCGCACTACGCCCCCGGTCAGTCCCACCGATGGCGACCGCCACCTCGTGGCATCGGGCGCGACGGGCCTCTGGGCCGGGTGGGATCTGAACGTGGCCTTCTGGGTCGATGGCGTCTGGATGCGCCTCGTGCCGCGCCAAGGCTGGCTGGTCTGGATCGCGGCCGAGCAGGCGTTCCAGGTCTGGAATGGCAGCGCCTGGGACCCTGTCGGTGTGCCGCAGGATGTATCCGACGCAATCTTCAGCCTAGTCAACGACACCGATCCGACGAAGAAGGCGCTGTTTTCGCTGTCGGGGATAACGACTGGCACAACCCGGACCTTCACACTGCCGAACACCGCTTCGGAACTGGCGATCCTGGCGGGCACCCAGACCTTTACCGGCAACAAGACCTTCTCCGGGACACTGACCGCCTCGGGCACTGTGACGGTCTCGGCGGCATCGGCCAGCATCGGTACGGCGACGACGACTGCTACCTACGGCATGGGCACCGGGGCGACGACCACCGGCGTCACCAAGACCGTGAACCTCGGCACCGGTGGCGCATCCGGATCGACCACGGTCGTCAACATCGGTTCGGCCACCGCAGGGGCCGGGGGCACCACGGTCGTAAACACGCCGACCGTCACCTTCGCCAATGCGGTGACGCAGGTCGGCATGCCCCAAGCCAACCTGACCGCCCAGCTTCTGGGCCTCGGCGGGGCGACGGCTGACAGCTTCAACCGCGTGTCGGTCAACACCCCGGCACTGCTGTTCAACAACGCAGGCGCCGGGATTGAGGCCACCGTCAACAAGGCGGCGGCCGGGAACGATGCTGCCTTCGCCTTCAAGACCGGGTTTTCGGCCCGGGCGCTGATCGGCCTCTTGGGCAACGACGATTTCAGCTTCAAGGTCAGCCCGGATGGCTCGGCCTTCTTCGATGCCATCAAGGTGGATCGCACCAATGGCCAGGTGGAACTGCCGCAACCCACCATCCTGCCGGGTCTTGGCGCCGCACCGACCCCACCGCCCACCGGCAAGGCGGCGATCTATGCGCGCAACAGGGCGGGGGCCCCGTGGATCGACGTCATGCGCCCCTCCGGCCGGGATTTCCCGCTGCAGCCGCACTTCGGGGTCAACCGGATCGCCAACTGGTCGCCCTCGGTCACCACCACGATCACCACCGAAGGCCTGCCCATCACCTCGGTCGGCACCGTTTCACACCCGACCCTCGCAGCTACCAACCTGGCCGCCAGCATGCGCCGCTGGCGGCTGACCTCGGCAGCAGTGGTGGATTCGGCCGCCGACCAGCGTTCTGCCGGCTGGGCATGCTGGCGTGGCAACGCCGCAGGGTTGGGCGGCTGGACCTTCGTCACGCGGATTTCGCTGACGACCCTACAGGCGACTGGCATGGGGTTCTTCGGACTTTACGGATCGACGGCCGCGCTGGCCACCACCCTAACACTGGCCGCCGCCACCAACTGCATCGGCATCGGTTTCCAGCGCGGCTCCCACACCCGCTGGCAACTGGTCGCGAACGACGGCACCGGTGCACCGACGCTGACCGACATGGGGGCGAGTTTCGCCATCGCGACGGGTGGGGTGCTGACCCTGTTCATCGCGGCACCGCCTAATGGCAGTTCGGTCTGGGTGCGGGTGGTCGACGAGGTGTCGGGCGCAGTGTTCGAGCAGGAGATCACCGCCGATCTACCTACCAACACACAGTTCCTGTCACCCCGGCTGTTCATGAACAACGGGGCAACGGCGGCAGCAGTCGCCTATGATTGCTCGGGGGTGTATGTGGAGACAGATTACTGA